TTTAGCTAATGAAGATATTTCAAATACTGTTCTGTTGCTTGTTGCATTTTTCAGTATTGTATAACGCAATGTACCATCTATTGTAAGTTGCATTTGAGCTGATAAATGCGATGCTGTTGTTATTGTAACAAAGTATGGTGTTCTTAAATATATATTTGCCATTATATTGCGTTTTCTATGTCAATTCCAAATTTTTCTTGTAGCTCCTTAGGTAATCTTTCAAAACCTGTTTCAAATGGTTTAGTAAAAAACATACTTGGTTTTATACCTTTTATAAACACACTTCTTGCTATTAAATATTGTAAGCTCTTTCTTGGTATAAATCTTCCTTGCTTGTCTCTTGTTCCCTTTAAACCTTTGCGAATTACCCATTCACTAAAAGACTTAGCAGGAGGCATTTTAGACTTATAAATAAAAGGTGTATTGTATTTTGTTTTCTTACCACTTACACCTTGATCTTGAAACTGTCCGTAGTCCTCCATTTCAAAGACAACACTAATAGAATCTTTACTTACATTAATGTTGTAGTCTAAGCTGTTGTATAGTTTCTTAGAACTGTTCTTTTTGCTTTTAGTTAGATTAGTTCTTGCTTGTTTAATAACATACTTAGCAAAGTTGTTTAAAGCGTTTCTTGTTTCTCTTAGCTGCATACGTTTATATCATTTGCGATTAATACATTAAACGTACAAGCTACCCCTGCCATTTCATTTTCAAACCTTTCATAAAAAAACTCACATGAAGCATCTCCCTCTAACTGATATTTGTTTTTGTATAGTGTGCCTTTGCTTAGCAGACCTACTAATTTGTTTGCTACAGCTAATTGTGTGTTTATAATATCTTGCTCGTTGTTGTTGCCTCTAAATACATCTGTTACCTCATCCTTTGACTGATCTACTATATCCATACACATTACTGTTATGTTAAAGTTGAGGACTTGTTCTTGTATAGTTACGTTGTTTACTATTATATGGCTTAGAGGAAATATTGTTTGCTTAGATAAGTCTATGTCAAATATATCGCCTGTTGTTACAGTATTGACATTTTCATCTGTTAAGAGATTAGTCTTAATAGTGTCTGTTATTTGGTAATAGCCTCTTACTCCTTGATTGCTCATCTATTAAATTTACTTTTTATATTCTTTGATTCAACCTCTGCTTTTTCTTTCATAAAACTCAAAGCGTAAAGACAGGTGTGTACATTTAGTTTAGTGATATCTTCAAATCTTCTAATATCTCCTTGAGAGAGACCGAAAAGTGATTGATACCATCCCCACTTTCTTCCGAAGTTAGATACTGAGCTAAGCTCGTTTCCTGATCTTTCTCCAAAGAGTTCAGCATAGCTTTCGACAAGTCCATCCCTAAATTGTAAAAAAAAAGTATGGAACTAAGTACAGCATCCATTGGCATATTTAACATTTTCTCAGGATCTTCTCCTGTATAGTCCTCAACAAGATACCTGTCCTGATATTTTTGTTTCATTGGTCTATATAGAACATTCATAGCTCTATGTATATTATTCATGTCGCCTATGTATGTGTCTAAGTCGATATACTCTCCAAATGTCATATCTTCTAACTTAGGTACAAAGCCATAATTTCTGCCACCCATTTTAAACTCTTTTACAAGCTGAGGTTTTTCATTAAACATTTCTGTAAGTATAAGGGTTATGTCTTTAATGCTGTTAGCTTTCATAGCCATTATTGTATCGCCTCTTAGTCCACAAAATATTTCTATCATTTTAATAGCTAAGAAGTTCTCATCTTCGTTGTTCTCTTGAATCTTTAGATACTTTTGATATTGACCTAAAGTAATCTCGCTAAGAGTATCAGGAATATAAACCTCTACTTTCATATATATATAACGTAAAAAAATAAAGTTTTAGAGCATAAAAAAAACCCCTACATTTCTGTAAGGGTTTCTTCTGTATCGGACAAGCTCTCCTGCTTTTCGTTGATAAGTGTATTGGTTTTGCAACCTTACTTATAGATTGTGTGTGTCCTTGTTTGATGCAGTTAACTCCCTGTGGGTACATCAAACTTTGTTTTTGTGTAAAGGTTACTTTCTCTGCTTATTCGTGCTAACGATGATTTAAAATCTTATCAATACCTTTTTAATTGATCCCTGTTTCTAATATCTAAGTAGCATTTATATCTCAGTTTCTTAATTTAGTCAGGTGCATTTAATATTTTAAAGAACATTGTAGAATTAACTACACATCAAATATACGAACAAATGTTAATAAAACAATACCCTATATATACTTTAACATAATTTTAACATTTCTTTAACATTTACCTTATTGTGTATTTACCTCTATTGGGGTTTTGTAGTTGGAAGCTTACAGCGTATCTTACTGCATCTATCAAATGGTTAAACTTATCTATAGGTGTATTAGACTTTCTTTCTAACCAAGAGTAGTTGTTTAGTTCTTTGACAAGGTTAATACTATCCTCGCTTATTATAAGATCATAGTCTTGTAATAGTGATATTCCGTAGGTTACACTACCTTGACCTTTTACACTTGGTTTGACATTACAGCCTTTTGCTCGTATCTCACTTATTAGTCGAGGCTCTGCACTATCAGCTATTATTAAACCACCTTTAGCGTATTGCTCATTTAAGCGTGTTATTTGGCTCGTTGTTAGGCTTGGTAAGTAGAAACACTCTTTTAGGTATATTCGTTTGTTAGAGGTGTCTATATTAGTTTCTATAAGGGTTGTAGGATCATTAGAGAATCCGTAGTCTTGACCCCATACACTTACACCTACTCTTTTGAATTTACCTATAGTCCAATTATTAAATATAACACCCTCAGCTTTATCTAACCATCCACCCATAATTACATGCTTGTATTTTAGTGGTCGTCTTATTTTCAAGTCGTCTATTTGCTTTAAGAATGATTTACTTAAGTTAGTTATGTTGTCCTGATAAGTAGTGTGTATGTAGGTAGTGTTGTCTTTCTCTGTATTAGTTCCCTCTTGTATTCCTTTATCCTCAAAGAATCTTTGATATATCCAATGCTCTTTAGTTGTAGGGTTGAGGATAAGTATAATTCTGTTTTGGTTTTTAGTTTCTCTTATTGTAAGGTCTATCTTATCAAATGTAGCCTCATCTGTTAATTCCTCAGCCTCATCTAATACCCAAGTAGTAACACCTGTAATAGATTTTAAGTTTGCTGTTTGATCTCCTGATGAGGTTTTAATTCCTTTAAATACTATCTTGCTTCCTGATCTTAAATTAATAATCTCATCTTTAGTTATGTGAAAATCATCAAACTTATCTAACATTTCTATCTTCTCAATAAATTCAGGAATGATTGAAACATAAGCTGAGGTTAAAGTATAACGAGTAAATAGTATTGTGTGGTTTGCTTCGTATGTCAGTAATACAAGCATTAGGTTTACAGAAAATGATTTACCTGAAGCTCTACCTCCTGTGATTATGTAATACCTTGTGTCGTTAGCTAACTTTTGGTATTTCTCGTTTATATCTATCACTTAAACCTTATTAAGTCTTTAAAGCTAATGTTAAGACCCTCTGATGAGTTTATGTCTATCTTTTCTTTTGGTTTTCCGTATCTATAGTTGAAGTAGATTTGTATTGCTCGTATATCGCCTTTAGCTATTAGTTCGCCTAATTTCTTTAAAGCTATATCGTTGTCAATTACATTGTCTAACTTCTCAACTAACTTAAGCTCATCAGCTTTAGGTTTTCTACCTGCTTTTTAATTACCTCAACACTCATATAGATTTGGCTTACTATATTCTCTAATCTTTTTATTCTTTGTATGGTAGTGTATTTTTTGTTTACCATAGTCTGCCTTGTTGTTTATGTTGTTCTATTCGTTTCTTAGCTGCTTCAAAGTATTCTTTGTCTATTTCGTATCCTGTTAGCTCAAAGCCTAAGTTATGACAAGCTATTGCTATTGAGCCACTACCTAAATGTGTATCAAGTATTGTATCTCCCTCTTTAGCATATTTCATAAGCAACCACTCGTATAGCTGTATAGGTTTTTCAGTAGGGTGTATTCTTTTTTGTTTCATCTTCATATTTTGTTGTAGCATTCCATTCCACCTCCATTTAAAATTTCTAACAGATGTTTTAAAACTTGTGTAAGCTAACTCACTATCTGCAAAATTACCTGAATTATCTTTATCCCATACTATCCAACAAGAACTGTTTGCATTAGGTATGTTTTCTACAAAATGATTTGCACCGAATATTATTTGATTTTTACTTACTCTTTTAAGTTGTATAAAAAAGTCTTTGTCAGGGGGTTTACTATCCCATTCTTTTGCGCCATAGTCAGTTGATGCTACAGCTTTTATTCTTTTACCATTTTTACCAAAAGGTTTGTCGCCACCTAATTTACCTGTTTTAGCTATATCAATACCATAAGGAGGATCAACAATAGCTAAGTCAAACTGATTGTCTGACATTTCTTTCATAGCTTCCATACAGTCTTGGTTGTATATCATTCTGTACCTGATATTATTTGGTCGTGTGGTAGTCTGTTACGATTATATTGTTCTACTTTCCATTCCAAACTTCTTTTATAATCTCCAAACTGTTCATCATAACCCTCCTCAAACTTATCGCCCTCTATTTCTTTTTGTAAGTGTGCTAATGCTCTCCAAGCTATTTTTGCTGAGTGTCTTACTCCGTCTATATCGTGCATACCATTTTCCATTAGGTGTCGCATAAGTGCATCAAGATCATCTTTACTTTTTTCTCTATCCCAATGTATGTCCTCGTCAGGATGATGTTGTTTACTTCCTATGTAGCTTACTCTTGCTACTTCGCATAGTGCATCAGGAAAGTATTTTATTAGTCCACTATAAAGTGGTATCTGCTTTCTCTTTTGTTTGTTCTTTTCCATCTATATCGTTTAAAGGTAATGTATCTACTATTCTAAGGAGCTTCTTTAAATCCTTTTCTTTAGTGTAGTCTATTATGTGGTTTATTAATGCTTTTCTTAATTTTGATTTGTTTCTTATTCTAAGTAAGACTATATCAAAATACTTATCTATTTTAGGGTTGTATCTTCTGTGTGTTTCAAAAGATTTCAAACTATGTAGAGCTGTAGCATGGTCATAGCTCTTTCCTTTAGATTCATAAAAATCTCTTATCTCTGTAAACTTCATGTTACAATGATGCCTCAACATAAAGGTAAGTAAAGACCTCATCTCTATATGTTCTCTTTTTCGTGTGTTATCAAATACGTTAATACCTGATATATCTATAATGTGTTTTGCTATTTTATTTGCCTCTTTCATAATGTTCCTTTTATACAATAACTATCTAAATCAGCACCATCTATAAAGAAAGCCTGATATGTTTCTAATGCTTTTGTTACTTTATTTTTTCCTGATTCATAAAACTCTTGACTTACATCATAGATGCCGATGTCTAATGAGCCTTTGTCAATGGCTATAAACTTAAACTCCTCGTAAGGTTTGTTAAATAGTTCTGAATATAAATACACTTGTACATCATATCCATACTTTCTTGCTGCATAAGGAAATGCTTTTAGGTCGCTTGTTGTTTTAAGATCAACTACCCTATAAGAATCTAATACATCTGCTTTACCTCTAAAAGGGTAACCTTGTATCATTCCTATTGCAGGTACTTCAAACTCACAATCTGTTATTAGTTGTAAAGCGTGTTCGTTTCTTAGAAAGGCATCAGCTAATCTCTCTGCATCTCTTTTTTGTTTTATAGTAAATACCCTATCATGTTCTTCTTTAGCTAACTTATAAGCCTTAGAGTTTTT